GAGCCGACGGACGTGAAGAACATGGCGCGCGACCTTGACCTCATCAACAAGCAGTTCAAGCAGACTCTGGCGCTCTCCGCTCAGGTGCGCAACGCCCTGAAAAACTCGGGGCAGAGTGATCTCCATATCTCGCAAATCGATTGGTCGAAGACTTCAACCGACCCGCGAGCGGCGCAGCGCATGCGCGATCGCGCCTTCATGCATACGGTGCGTGGCACGTCGCTCGACCCGACCCTATCGAATGATGTAGATGGCGACGGCAACATCGTGCCGCCCGCGCCCCCGGCCAAGCCGCCAGCCAGCGGCGGCAGCGGTGGTTCTGGCGGCGGTAGCGGTGGTCGCCGGCCGCCCGCTGGTGAAGACGAGGGCAGTCGCGGCGGCGGATTCGGTCGCGGTGCGCGCCGGTACGGTCGCGGGATGGCCGGACGCACGGCGGGCGCATTCAGCGGCGGTGTCGGCGGCCCGGTTGGTGGCATGCTTCAAGAGGGCATCCAAGGCGCAGGCACTGGCATGGAGGTTGGCGGCCTGCTGGGTGGCCTCGGAGGCGCTGCCGCTGGGTTAGTCGGCGGTGGCCTTATCGCGGCCGCTGCGATGGCTGGGAAGGCCGTCTCTGAGGGCATCGACCAGGCGAAGGACCGCAACCTCGATCTGGACTTGCTGAAGCGCTCTTTGGGCGACCTCGGCGTGTCGTTCAAGGGTTTGAGTGACGCGTCTTGGGTAGCCGCGCGGGACCTCGGAATGGCGAATGGCGAATTCGTCAAGATGGAGCAGCTTGCGAACTCCGCGAGCGGGGGTGCATACCGCACGCCCGACGAGTTGGCTGGCGCAACGCGTTCCGGTGTTGATATCGCTCGCGCATACGGCCTGCAGCCGGGGCAGGGCGTCGCCTTCACGGCGGGCATGCAGCGCATGGACGCGCACCAGAACAATAAAGAACTGGCGGCCACGCTCGCCGAAGCAATCGTCAATACGCAGGGAAAGGCGACCCCGTCTGAAGTTATGCAGGCGATGCAGGGATTCGCGGCGCAACAGAACCGGTTCAATTCCGGGGTGGTTGACCTCAATCGCTTCGGGAACGCCTACTCGTCAATGCTTGGCGTAGATGGCATGACGGCAGACCATGCCTCTTCAATCCTCGGTCAGGCGAACGCGTCCATGCAGCAAATGGGCGGTTCTGAGGCATCGCGCAACTTCACGATGCAGGCGTTCGGCTCGCTCGATCCGATTCGCGCGGCGATGCGTGCAGAGGGTGGACTCTTTAGCAACGGGCTCGATAACCGGGATATCAACGGCTACATGTCGCAACACGGGTCCAAGGACTGGGAGACTCAGAACAAGGGCCCGGAGGGGACCAACTTCTCGGTAATTCGTGGCGCGTTCGACAATGCTTACGCCGGTCGTGGCCGGTACGGCGCCGAGATGGAGCTTGATGCCGAGAAGAACTATTTCGGCCTGAAGTCGTATGCCGACACGGCCTCGTTCATGAACATGAGCGACTCGGACCATAGCGGCATTTCGATGCTGTTGAAGAACGCGGGGATTGATCTTAAAGACGTTCGCGAGGGCGGAATTCAAGCGCTTGCGGGCATCTCGAAGACGACGGACTTCCAGGGCGTCGATGACCTCTACAGGAAGGGCCCGGACGCCATCCGCAACCGCAAAGACATGAGTGAGTCGGACCTGTCTTCGCTCGATCGCGCAGAGAAGAGTGGTGACTTCGAGAAGTTCCGCAGCGAACTGGTGCGCGTCATGGCTGGAAAGGGCCAAGAGGATGACGCCGGTTCGACCCAGCGCACGATCGACGCGAACATTTCCGACATGAAGACGATGGTCGGCGAGAAGCTGATCCCGTACACCCAGGCGATGATGGAAGGCATCCTCGCCATGGCGAACAAGATCCCTGGCGTCAACATTGCCGATCCGTCTTTGATTGGTCCGCCGAAGTCCGCCATGGGCGAGTCACTTCCTGCGGGATCAACCGTAGTGAGGGACATGGGTAGCGCCGGGAAGATTACGCGCGGTGGCGACGGCTTGCATACGGCGACCGGTGGCACTTGGTGGGACAAGGCCGTTGACGCGACGGCGGGCGGTCTCAATTGGCTGAAGGGTCAGGGGCAAGACGGCTCAGGCGACCCGCTTGGCATTCGCAGCAATAACCCTCTGAACATGCTTCACAAAGGCCAAGAGGACGTTTATTCGGACCCGACGGTCGGCATCGCTAAGGCGACGTCCAATCTGGAGAGCGGCTATCGCGGCCTGACGCTCGCGCAGATCCAGGACAAGTGGACGGGCGGCGCACGTACCGGCAACACGCCGGAAATGATCGCCAATTACACCAAGCTTATGACGGGAGCGACGGGCCTGAAGGCTGGCGACGTTCCGAATCTTGACGATCCAAAAGTCGTGGCTGCGCTTATGAAGGGGATGATCCGGGCCGAGAACGGAAAGATGCCTTACTCGGACGACCAGGTCAACGCGGGCGTTGGCGCTGGAATGGGGCGGCTCTCTACGAAGGGATTTCATCCCGATATGTCGATTGCTGAAGAACCTACCTCGAAGCAACCGAAGCCCGCTCCCGACGATATGACGATCGTTTCTGAGCCCGCCGAAAAGCAACCGAAGCCGGCTCCCGACGACATGACGATTGTCGCAGAGACCGCCGAAAAGAAACCGAAGCCTGCTCCTGATGACATGACGATTGTTGCAGAGCCGGCGGCAAAGATTCCCGCAAAGGACCGGTCCACGTCTGCCGCAGATGCCTCCGCAGCGGCTTCCGCATCGAAGGTTGGCTCTGCCGCTGGGAGCGGTGCTCCGTACGGATTTGGCGGTGGTGACATCAACATCACTCTGCAGCAGAGCGTCACCACGCCGGGAGGCGCAACGAAGACAAAGACGCTCAGCACAAAGGTTTCGAAGCCGTCCGCCTCTGGCACGCAGACCCCGACAATCATTCAAATTCCGGCCTAAGCATGAAAGTAAAAATTCGCAAGCCGAACATTCAGGTTCTGCTGCATAAGGTGGTGACGCGCACGAGCGCGACCGGAAGCGCTCAAGTCAATGCGACGCAGAGCCAGTCATCGCTGGCTGGGCCGCCGAGTCAATCTGATTCGGCAAAGAACATTTACGACCTCACGACATGGCTCGGCGAAGGCTCCGTCGTGCGCGTGCAGAAGTCCGTGCGCGCTTCTGCTGGCGCGTTCTCTATTTCGTTTGTCGATCAGGTCATGAATGGGCTGAAGGACACGCTCTACGCGCTTATTGAGCCGATGGACATGATTGAGATTCGCTTTGCTGGCGACTCCTACAAATATTCGGGAGCGACCGGGCAGAAGCTGCCAGTCATGATGCGCGGTTTCGTGGCTGACATTCAGCGCGACCAGAGCATGGGGGCTGATGGAAAGCCGCGCCGCACGATTCACGTGACCGGCCACGACTACCATAAGATTCTGCAGATTATCCAGATTTTCAACATGCCCGCGACGCCCGACGTGGCGAACCTTATTTCGAGTTTCCCGCTGTTTTCGAAGTATGGGCCCGAACTTAATGTGCAGACTACGACGGCCTTCGTTCAAGCCGTCTTCGACTTGATCGTCAACCCGTATATCGCTGGCATGCAGCAGGCGGGCGCGACTTCCGGCACCGCGCTGGCAGAGGTTGCGACCGACATTCAAGTCCCCGATGCGCTCGTCTCGGTGCAGCTTGGAGCATTCAATAACGGGACGGTGCAGCAGCTTCTCGAACAGTATCTCGACCTCGGGCCCTTCAACGAGTTCTTTATTGAGGATCGCGATGCAGGCGTATGGGGACCTGCTGGTCCGTATGCCGTCTATCGTCCTACCCCGTTCTTGGATGCGGCACAGCGGCTTACGCTTCAACCCATTCAGTCGTCGGTAACGAGCGGCATAGATCCGTCTAGCGACTTTGCCCCGACGGCGAATTGTGTATCTATTGGCGTCAACTCGATCATATCCATTAGCGCGCGCCGTTCGGACGCAGGGGTAGCAAACTACTTTTGGGTAGATGCGCCGCGGTTCACCATGAATTATGACGATCTGACAAAAATGTTCGCAACGTACGCATCGCAGCAGGGCGCGACGCCGTACTACATCCAGAACTATCAAAACGTCAACCCGCTGCTATACGGCCTTCGCAAGATGGAAGTGTCCACGCAGCAGGGCGGTGCGACCGAGACCAATGCTGGCAACGGGACGCCGGCTGGCGATGCGCGCTGGGCGAATCAAAATGCCTTCCTCACGTGGATCGACAATCGCCGCAATCTCCTGACGACCCTCAATCAGGACAACGTCGTTCTGGAGAGCGGCGCGATGCATCTTGAGGGCCATGAAAAGATTCGCGCCGGGACGTACGTGCAGATCAACTATGGCGACCAGATCCAGTCGCTGCATTACGCCCATTCGGTGGTGCACACGTACGAGCCGTTCGGAAACTACTTCACAGAAGTTGACTACGAGCGAGGCACTAACTTCATCGACCGCATAACGGCTGCGCAAAGCAGCGGGTCGCCGTACTTTTCCGAAATGCTGACGCCAGGGAGCCAGTAATGCAGGGGCAAGCGCTTGGCATCGTAGTTGCCGTCTACCCGGAAGGGAACAGTATCGACGTGCTTATGCCGAAGACGGGCGACCGGCTGACAAACGTGCAGTGCGCCGCTCACACGGGCAGTTCAGACACGGGCATCGTGGATCTGCCAGAGATTGGCCTGCCGGTGGACGACACGCGCTGGACGCTGCCAATCATTCAGCAGGCAGCGCGGTATATTCGCGCTATCGTCTGGAATGTGGACGGCATGCCTATCTGCATGGGCTTCCTGCTGCCGCAGCTTACTCAGTTGACATTTAAGCGGGACAATTTCCGCATCAATCGCCATGCCTCGGACGTGTACAGCACGACTAGCGGGAATGGCGACCATGAATGGTCTCACCCCAGCGGCACCTACTTTCGCGTGGGTGCATCGCCTGCTCACGAGGACCTGACGAATCAGGACGTAGATCAGTCGTGGGCCATCAAGCAGAACAAGGCTGCCGCTCCATGGGTCAACCTGACGGTGGCGAATGCCGGCGCGGTGGTTGCGAATATCCAGGTCGATCCTAGCGGGAACATCAACATCGAGCACAACGGGAACCTGACTGTCAACACGAAGGGCAACGCCAACGTGACGGTGGACGGAACAACTGAGGTTACGTCTGAAGGCGCGGTAACGGTCAACGCGAGCGCAGGAACGACTCACAACGGGCCGCTCACGGTCAATGGCCTGCTTACCTTCACGGAGGGAATGGAGGGGTCTGGAGGCTCAGGAAACACAATGAGCCTGACCGGCGACATTGGCGTTACCGGGACGATTACCTCAACCGGGGACCAAGTCGCAGGCAACGTTTCGCAGATCAACCACGAGCACACGTCAGAATCGCCCGGCTCGCCGACAAGTCCGCCTATCGCGGGGACGTAATGAAAAAGGCCCCGCGTGCGAAGGGGCCTTTTATATGTTCGACAGACGTTTAGCTACCCGCTTCTGCGCCGATCTTCTTGGCAAGATATTTGTTTAAATTCGCTACCATCGTGTCGATATTAGCCGCGCGCTTTGACTTATCCAAAAGGTCGCCGCAATACCCGTTGTAGGCCGTGTCTCCACCAAAGACGACACACAGGTTATCCATGGCAGTTTGGCGAGAGTAGTCGGTGTAATCGTTGGACCCTTGATATGAAATCTCAATATCAATCGGCTCGCTCATTCCTGACGGCTGCGCTCGCGCATAAACGCACCCTGATGCCCTACACATGTGATTCAGGTACACCAGCTTGCCGCCGTACGCAGACTTTGTTACGGGCGCATCCCCCGAAAACTTAACGACGCTGAACTTGATTCCAGCCGCCTGCGCCTTTTGGAACCAAGTGGCAAACGCCTCCTGAATCAACAGCGACGCTTGCGTGTGAATGAAGTCGGATACGGCTGGTGCGTTCTCGGCCTTCGCGCTTCCTGACTGGACATTCGAAACGGCCTTGGTTTGCGCCGCAACCGCCCGGGCGAGTTCGTCCGCGTGAGCGGCGAAAGATGCGACGACCAAGATGGCCGCAACGATGAGCTTTTTCACTATTTCCCCGATTCTGTAGTTGGTTGAAGCGCGATCGCAATAATATGCGCACCAAGCAGAAAGTCAAGAGGTATTTTTAGATCGTCGTGACGCCATGCTCGTTGCATGAGCACGCCATTCGTCCCTCTCTCGTTTGCAATGCCGTCCATCCCGGCCGCGTTGCAGGCGCTGAATCCGCCCCCCTCGCAGAAGCCGGGCGATTGCCCTATCAGCTTCACGCTTGACGACCTATCGACTGGCGCGTCCCCGGTAGTGCTTCCTCTGAACATCCGCCCGGAAGAACTGACTCGCACGGAAATGTCTCGCGTGTCGGTGCAGCAGACCCTCGGCGGGGCGTTCGCGGACGAGTTCGGGGCGGGCCTGACGCAGATCAATATAAGCGGGAATACCGGTTGGCGCGGGTTCAATGGCGTTGACGGCATGGCGTTCTTTCAGCAGCTTCGCGCGGCCTCATTCACGAACTGGCACTCGCTTCGCAACCAGGCGATGCAGAAGGGTCTCGACCCGAACCTCGTGCAACTGATTTTCACGGACGCGCTCAACTCGACCATCGACGTTGTTATTCCGATGAACTTCACGCTGCGCCGCTCGCGCTCGCGGCCGCTGCTGTGCATGTACCAAATTTCGATGATCGGACTCGGCGACAATCCGGCTCCAGGTCAGGGCTCAGGTGGCTGGCTGTCGGGCCTCATTCAATCGCTGGGCCTGCAGAGCGTGGTTGCCGCCGTCAAACAGATCGCCGGGGCCATCTCCTCGGCTGTCAACTTTATTCAGGCTGACATCCTTGCGCCGATCACGGCTTTCATGCAGACGGCCTGCTCAGTCTTCAATATGGCAGTCGCGATTGTAGAGACCCCGGCCGCGCTGGTGAGTCTCGTTACTGGCGTGGCTCAGTCGATCGCGCAAGTCGGTTTCAACATGTTCGCGACGCTGGCCTCAGTAACGTCCAATGCAGCGAACGTGACCGGAAGCCTTATGCAGGTGCAGGCGGCTTTTTCGGACGTGTCCTGCGTCTTCGCCAACGCTATCGCGCAAGGGCAGACCTATCCCGTCTACACGGGCCTCTACGGTGCGAGCAACTGCTCGTCTACGGTCCCGGGATCGTCCCCGCAGAGCCAATACACGTTGAACGACACGAACCCGTTCTACGACGTTATGGGCACGAATACCCCGCCTCCGATTCAGGTGAGTCCGGCTGCACAGCAGGCCATCCAAACCATCCTCTACACCGACCCGGTTCTCTCGGCCTTGACTCCGCAGCAACTCGCAACGCTGGCGGCCTCGATCACTAACGGTATTTCGGTGACCTGATGCCATCTATTTTCGATACGCCGCTTACCGGATACCGATTCGTCCAGACGCAGAACGGCGACTCGCTTCAGACCTTTGCCGCCCGCGTCATGGGGGATGCGTCGAATTGGGCTGTCCTTATCGGGATGAACGGCTTGATTCCGCCGTACCTGACGGACGATCCGGACTCGGTTGTAACTGGCGTCGTCCTGAATGGCTCATTCCTGAAAATCCCTGCGGCGACGGCGCCCCCGTCAACCGACCAGGACGACGTATTCAAGACGGACGCGCTACTGAACCCGGACGGCACTTTCGCGATTACAGAAAACGGTGACTTTGCGCTCGTATCTGGCGTTGCCAACCTCACGCAAGCCCTCGAAAACGCGCTCAACACCGACCAAGGTGAGCTGATCTATCACGGCGGCTACGGCTACCTCGGTCGCCGCTTGCTGGGCGCAAAGAACGGCCCCACTGCCGGGCTTCTCGCTGCCCGCTATGCGAAGCAGACCGTGTCGTCCGACTCGCGCATTTCGAGCGTGACCGACTCGACAGCGACTGTTTCCGGGACCGTGATTGCGACGGTTGTCCAAGCAGAAACGGTTGCTGGCACAACGGTGCCGGTATCAACCACGACATCGTAAGGAATTCGAATGTTTCAGTTGAAAAATTTTGCGTCCATCGTCAATTCGATGGTGAACCGGATGAAGGCGACGCAGAGCAAGGTTACTGACTACAACGTCGGCGCCGTCGCGCGCACGCTCGTGGAAGCGCCGGCCGCAGAGATTGACGAGCTTTACCAGCAAATGTTCAACGGGCTGCAGGAAGCCATCCCGGTTGCGGTGTTCAACTCGTTTAACTTCCCAGCACTCCAGGCACAGTCAGCGTCCGGTCTTGTGCAGGTGACGATCGCCTCGCAGCCGACGGCTGTCTTGGTTTCGGCAGGCACGGCCTTCACGCCGACCGGGACGAGCAGCAACGTCTATCAGTCCGCGGCGGACGTGGTTATCCCGGCTGGAAGCACGACGGTCAATATTCAGGTTGCATGCACGGTCACGGGTTCGACTGGCAATTTGCCGCAGAATCAGACCTTCGCTCTGTCGCCACAACCTACCGGTTTCGTCGGCGCAGTAAATGCGAACTCGTTTGTCAATGGGCAGAACGCGGAAACGCCTGCCGAGCAGCTTATCCGTTTCAATAATTACATCTCGACTCTCGCTCGCGGGACCGTCGCGGCTCTGTCTTATGGTCTCTCCACCGTCAATCTGACGGATGCGATGGGGAACATCACGGAAAAGGTCGCGCTATCGCTGATTGACGAGCCATACACGTACGACGCTACAAAGCCGATAGCGCTTGTCAACTGCTACATCCACAACGGCGTGGGCGGCACGTCGGGAGCGCTGCTCGCGCAGGCGGTCAACGTCATCGCGGGCTACGTGAATGCACTGGGAACGAAGATCCCGGGGTATAAGGCCGCTGGCGTAAAGACGAACGTCTTTATCGCGACTGAGGTCCCGCTCCCGGTGACGGCCACGGTGACAATCGCGCCGGGATACGTGTGGAGCAACATCCAGCCGCTTGTTTCTGCCGCGATCTTCTCGTATCTGCAAGGACTGACCATCGGCAATAGCGGGAGCACTGTCGCCGGAACCGACCCCGTCGGAACGGCGGTGGCCGCTCAGATCAGCAAACTCGCCATGAACATCCCTGGAGTGACGAACTACGTTTCGGCATTCACCGACACGCTCGCGGAGACCGGCAATAAGAACATGCCGGGCACGATCACGCTGACTCAGGGGACCTAAATGCAGCTTACACAAACCCTGCTTGGCTACCTGAATCGCGTCTTTAACAAAGACCCGGCACGCGTGCTCGCCATGTCGTTCAACCACGTCTATCCGATGTCGTGGCAGGTGCAGGATGGCGTCCTGACGACGCAGGTTCTCGACGGCGGCTACGGCGCGAACCTGACTATTGACCTGACTCAGTACACGTTTGCTCAACTCGTCAACTATATCGCTGCACAGCCGGGCTACGTCACGCCATACCTCGCGCCGTCAATGGCTGGCATCTCTGCGGCTGCGCTTTTGGACGCATCCGGGAGCGTCACTCCGAGCGACCTGCCGCAGCCCATGTATGCCTACACGAGCGTGTTGTGGGCGTACCTCGAATGCAATGCTGCAGAACTCGAACTCGCTGCCGCGCAGATCGCGAACCTGCCGGCGGAAATGAGCACAACTACGGCCGATACGATTTGGCTCGATGTGCTGGGGACCTATTACAAAGTCCCGCGTAACCCGGGCGAAGAGGATTCGGCATACGGTCCCCGCATCATTGCAAGTGTGCTTCGCCCGATGAGCAATAACGTCGCAATGGAACTCGCCATTACGACGTTCACGGGCCAAGACACAACCGTTACGGACGTGGTGCTGCCAGGCGTGACGGGGAATGTCTATAACGCCGACTTCATCCATAACGGGGCTATCCTTTATGACGCGGTTTCGACGCCCGTCTACGGGCTGTTTGACGTTGAGTATGGCTACGACATTATCAACGGCCAAGACCCGACTACGTTCGCGCAAACCATCACAGCGCTCATCAACACGCTGCGCGCTGCCGGGGCACACCTGCGCGACCTATCGCTGATCGGATCGAACCTGAGCGATAGCCTGACGCCACCGACGGACTTGTTCTCGATGATCGAAGTAGTCGCTCCGTTCGCTGACTCGCTGACGCAGCCGACGGATTCGATGTCGGTTATTAGTGTCAAGTCGGTGCCGTTTGCGGACGCGCTCGTGCCGCCAGACGACACGGATGGAATGGTACTGAGCATTCAATACAACTACGCGTATAACGGCGTCCGGACGCATAACGGAATCGCTACCTATGACAGTGGAACGACGGAAGTAGACACGCTCTAATCGATGTGTCGTGACGCGAGACTGGTCCTCATCTACTAGAGAGGGTCAGTCTGACCATGCAACTTAATGAGCGTATCAAGCGCGCCCTTGCGGGCTTCGCGCTTCACGACACCCTGAAGCCGCCGACCGGCAGGCTGGTCTATGACGTTCGCCGCGGCGGCAAGCTCATTGAGCATGTTGACGACAACAACCTGATCGTTATCGGCTCGCAGCCCACGCACGCCGCGCTGCTCGGCGGAAACGTAGCGAACAACTCCGTCACCAAGTTCGGCGTCGGCACGAACGCGACCGCGCCAGTCTTCGGCAATACGGGCCTGACAGGTCAATACGCGAACGCGCTTACGGGCGTGAGCTATCCGGCCAGCAACCAGGTCCAGTTCTCTTTCGCGATGGGCTCGGCAGACGTTTCCGCATTCGGCATGGCGATTTCCGAATTCGGCCTTCTGACTCAATCTGGCGTCCTGTACGCGCGCAAGACGCGCACGCAGCCCCTCAACTTTGCAAGCGATATCGCATTCAGCGGTACGTGGACCATTTCCTTCTAAGGGGTGAAGCGTGACCGCTGCCGTACTTCCGGAAATTAATAATTACGACCTTACGGTCTACCAGATTCAGCTTTCCGATCCGGTGCAGGGATACAACCCCGCCAATCCGAACACCGCGGCGAATCAGGGGCTGTCAAACCAAGCCGCGCTGAATCTCGCGAACCGCACGAACTGGCTTTACAACACCATCAATAGCATCCTCGATGGGGGTGTCGTTCCGACCGGTCTCGCGCCGCTGCTTAGCCCGGAATTTGAGGGAACCCCGACTGCGCCTACCGCGCCGCTCGGTGACAACTCGCTGAAGCTGTCCACGACTGCGTTTGTGCAGGGCACTCTTGCTGGCGTGCTCGCGCTGAGCGTCGCGGGTGGCACGAACGTGGCCCTGAGCGCCGTGCAGGCTGGTAACGGCATCCTGAATTTCACTGGCGGTCTGACGGCGAACATTGCAGTCATCCTGCCGAGCACGTCGGGCAAGTGGATCGTTGCAAACAACACGACTGGCGCGTTCTCGCTGACGGTGAAGACCGCGGCGGGGACTGGTGTGGCCGTGACGCAGGGCAAGTTCGTTGAGATCTTCGGCGACGGCACGAACGTCTATCTCGCGACGAACGACTTCTCGAATATCCAGCTTACGGGCGTATCTACTTCGACCACGCCTCCTGTCGGCGATCAGACGACGAAGATTGCGACGACGGCATTCGCATACCAACTGAAGAACGGCGTTATCCCTGTCCCGGTCGGCGGCGGTGCAAACGTCGCCCTGACGCCCGCGCAGTACGGCAACGGGATTCTGCTATTGCAGGGCGCTCTGACGGCGGCCATCGAGGTCATCATCCCGGCGCAGGGCGGCCAGTACGTGGTTGCAAATGAAACCACTGGCGCGTTCGGTTTGACGATGGGCTGCGGTGGCGCTGGCACGACGGCGACCATCCCGCAAGGGCAGTCGGTTATTGTCTACTGCGACGGCACGAACACCGTTCTGGCGGGCGCTGCATCGTCTAGCTCGTTCGCTATCCACACCTTCACGGCGACGGCGGCACAGACCACGTTTGCCTGCTCGTACACGCCCGGCAACATCCTCGTCATCCAGAACGGATCGACGCTCGGCGCGACGGACTTCACGGCGACCGACGGTGCGAACGTAGTTCTGGCGACTGGCGCTAAAGTTGGCGACGGAGTCCAGGTAATCGCCTTCGCATCCTTCACGGTCGCCAACGCCGTGACGACCTCCGGCGCGACGATGATCGGCCCGATGAACCTAGTCGGCGGCGATACCGGCGTGACCGCAGCCCAGTTCGATGCAACTACGAAGTTGTCAACGAACGCTTTCGTGCAGCGTGCGCTTGGGAACTTTTCGAATCAGCCGCAATACAACACGAGCCAAGTCCTTAGTCCGGCGCAAGCAGGGAATCTGATCGTTGCGTACGGAACCGCCACGATGGGATTTACTCTTCCCCTCACTTCGACGGTCCCTCTCGGGGCTGCATATTACTTTTGGTCGAATAACACCAACGCCAGCGGTGTCACGATCGCCTGTTCTGGTTCCGACGTTTTCCAGGTGAATAGCGGCACTTCGACTGCTATAGCAATCAGGTCTGGCGATTCGTTCTTCATCGCGAAGGGCGGAAATGGGCAATGGATTGCATTTGGCGGGACCTTGCAGCTTGGTTCTTCTAGTCCGTTCGCTGCATCCGTCACTGCCAACGGCTATCAGAAGCTCCCTAGCGGGCTAATTCTCCAGTGGGGAGTTTCCAGCAGCATGGTGGCTGGTGGCTTTGTCTCAGTAACGTTTCCTTTGGCCTTCCCAACCACTGTTTTAACGGGCGGGGCTTTCACTCCAATGTCGAGCGGAACCACTTCGACTCCCACGGCCGTAGGGGTGAATTACACCGGAAAAACAGGATTTACGCTTATTGCCCAAGGCCCCGGTGCTGTCGGTGCAACGCCATGGTTCGCATTGGGCTATTAAGGAAATATCATGAGCCAAAAATACGCACACCTTAACGCCGATCGCTTTGTCATCGGCTTCTATAGCGACGAGTGGCACGGTGATTCAATTCCCGCTGGCGCAGTCGCTATCGATGACGAACACCACGTCGAATTGCTTGAGGGGCAGTCCGCTGGCAAGCGCATGAAGCTGGATGACAAGGGCATGCCGCTTCTCGTTGATCCTGCGCCGCAGACTGTCGATGAACTCGCCGCGTCGATGCGCGTGCAACGCAATGCGGCTCTCGCAGAGAGCGATTGGCTTGTATCGCGTCACCAGGACGAATCGCTTTTCGCCGCGTCAACCACGTTGACGAAAGCGCAGGCCGCATCGCTCGGAGCGTACCGGAAGGCATTGCGCGATCTCCCGGCCTCGGAGGGCTTCCCTAGCGTCGCGCTGCCGGCTGCACCTGACTTCATTGGAGCCAAATAATGGGTACTCGCTCAGCAGTTCTCGCGGCACTCGCTGCGCTTCTCTCAGGTGACGGGGCGGGCAATGTACTGCTCGACCAGTCCCCGCCCCAGTTTGATAACTCGCTGAAGCTGGCGACCACTGCCGCAATGGTTCGGCAGGGTCTGCAAGCCTCGGGGATCTTCTCGTTCAATGTCAATACGGCATTGACAGCGGCTCATATGGGAGGCGTTGCTTATTCATATGGTGCAAGCGCATTAGCATTCAATCTTCCTCCCGCTGGGTCGTCTGCTTTCCCGTTGGGCTCCAAGATCAGCGTTTTGAATGCAGGGGCGCAGTCGCTGACGGTTACTCCTGTCGGCAGTGACAAAATTAATATCGGCGGCCTTACCCCTGCTAACGTCATTGTTCAACCCCAAGACACAGTTGATTTCACCTGGAACGGCGGGTCATGGTTCGTTACGGGTGGCAGCGCAATGTTGGCTAACTCGGGGCTGTTCGCTGCATCTTTAGGTACCACCGGATATCAAAAACTGCCTGGCGGTTTAATTATTCAGTGGGGTACGTCGACTGTCGCCTCAACCGGAACCGCCGTCACATTCCCGATTGCCTTCACGAATGCAACCCTCAACGCGGGGATCACTCTTTTTGGGTCTACTTCGGCGACGGTTGCCTATGCATCACTCAGTTCTATTTCTTCCAAAACCGGTATGACGCTTTACTGCAATACCGCCTCCCAGTCGGCACTTTGGTTTGCAATCGGATACTAATCATGGGTCAAAAATCCGCAGCATATAACGCGCAAGGCGCGATCACGGCATACTACGACTCGGTTGATAGTCCCGTTCCGGCTGGCGTCAATGCGATCGACATCACTGAAGCGCAATGGCAGACGTGTATTTCGACGCAAGGCTATACGGTGGAGAACGGCGTGCTTGTCGCGCCTGTTCCGCCGAACGAAGCAGAGTTGCTCGCTGCTGCGCAGGCGGCTCAATCCGCTGTTTTGTCGGCTGCCTGCGCAGCGGCCATCGTCGCTGGGTTCCAATCATCGGCGCTCGGAACTCCGTACACCTATCCGGCTAAGACGACGGACCAACAGAACCTCTCTGCTTCGATCATCGCGGCGCTACTCGCCAACGGTTCGGCCATGCCGTGGATGGCCGATACGGTGTTGGAGGCGGGGCAGATCGTTGCTACTGGCGGCCAGCTTTATACGTGCGTGGTTTCGGGTCCGACGGGTTCGGCAGCCCCGGCGTGGCCTACGGCGGCCGGTCGGATCGTCAATGACGGCGGGGCGCAGTGGGAACTCTGGACTACGCCGTTCTGGTGCGAAGACGCGGCTGGAAATTGGGCGTTTGTGAACCACACGTCGCCGCAGATTCAGAAGGTCGGCGTCGATGCGAAGCAGGCCATTCTCGCCAGCATGGCAACCAACGTTTATCTCGCAACGCAGGTCGCCGAAGCGACGACGGTTGCTGCTGTGCAAGCTATCGTTTGGCCGTAATCGTGACGTGAGGATGCACCTATGGCTCTCATAGGTGCATCCATGTCTCGATATCTCTGGAACCTCCTCCTGCTTCTGGATCAGTCCGTCAACATGGTCACTGGCCCGCTCTTGAACCTCATCCTGCGCCCTGTTGCTACGGCTCGCTTCGGCGCTCCCGGCGAAACGCTGTCGTCCGTATTCGGTAAGAACGTGGATGCGGACGCGTGCTCTGGCTGCAAATTAATTTGCAAGATCCTCAATCTGATTCAGTCCGGCCATTGCCAAAAAAGCATTGAACCGTATGAGGGTTCGGACGCTGATTCGTGATGTCAGCATGTAATTCAAGCCGCAGGGCGCCGATCAATCGCGCCCTGCCTTGACGACTTGCTTCCGGAACTTGAAATGGATTGGATCGCCTCATCGCCGTACGTTTGCCTCGCCCTGACTGCGGTTATGGGCGTGGGGGCTTATTTTTTTACCCGCCTCCAAAAGGAAGTGGACCGGCAACAAACGAAGGCTGAGACGCTGGACAAGAACTTCGAGAACGCCATGCTTGCGCTTCGGACGGACTTCTCGAATCAGATCAACACCGTGCGGAACGACTCCACAAATCAACTCAGCGCTCTCCGTGACAATCTCGCCTCTCACCGTCTCCACGTCGCTGAAACCTACGTGACAAATGACGGGCTCACGAAGGCCGTCTCGAACCTGAACACCACGATTGAACGGCTTATTGAAGTCGTAAATTCCAGCGCGCAGGAGACCCGCACAGTGGTCTCCGAAATGCATCGCCGCATCGATAGCAAGGCCGATAAATCATGATCCTGTCTATTGCAAATCTCCAAGCGGGATGCGGAGCCAATTCAGCCAACGCTGCCAAGTGGCTTTCTTTCATCCAGGCCGCGTGCGACGCGTACCAGATCAATACCCCGCTGCGCCTCGCTGCTTTCCTCGCGACTATCGGCGTCGAATCGGAATACCTGACGACGGCTCAGGAGAATCTCAATTACAGCGCTCAGGGTCTCGCCGACACGTGGCCGCACCTGTTTGCCATTAACGGAGCGCCGAACGTCCTGGCGAACCAATACGCGCACCAGCCTGTGAAGATCGCGAACACGGCCTATGCCAACGAAAACGGCAATGGGCCGGTGGCGAGTGGTGACGGATACAACTTCCGGGGGCAGGGCCTCATTCAACTGACGGGCCGCTCGAACTACTCGCTCGCGATGATGGGCTTGAGCCTTGATCTTCTGGAGCATCCGGAACTGCTGCAGATCCCAGCGAACGCAGCGCTCGTGTCCGGGTGGTTCTGGTCGAACGGGAATTTGAACGCGCTGGCCGATTCCAGGCAGTTCACGGCGATCTGCAAATACGTGAACTGCGGAAACCCGAATTCGCCCACCACGCCGAACAACATGCCTGAGCGCCTCGCGCTCTACGCCGCGGCATGCACGTCACTGGGGTGCTGATATGTGGGGATTCGTCAACCAGTTAATTCCGCGCTTCCCGCGTCTGGCGATGGTTATGCGGCATATCACCACGGAATCCGATGGTGAGTCGTATGACTTGGTCCGTGTTCTGGCGTTTGCCTTCGGTCTGAGTTTCGCCATTGGCGGCATGGGCGGCATTGGTTTGATCGTAGCGTGGGGCCTCTACCAGTTCATGCACCACACGCTCGATGTGGGGGTCTTCTCAACGGCCCTCGCGACATTTTTCGGGGCGTTCGCCGCAGGCTGCGCAACGCTTATCCCCGCCATCGGGTTCGCGCTCGCGAAGCGCGCGCAAGGTGAGGGGCCTAGTAAGCCTGATGACAGGGGTAATCAATGAGCATCATTTGGGGATTTATCGTTTCTCACTGGCTTCATGCGCTGATCGGCGGTGGCGTTACGACGCTGCTCGGAATCGGTCTGCGCGCGCTTGGCTGGCCGGCGATCGTGAAGTATTGGAAGGACATTGTTGTGTTCGTGCTCCTAGTTTTGACGCTTGTGTTCGTGCTGATGCTGTACATCAAGCTCAAGGACACGGAAGCAGACGAGGCGAAGTACAAGGCCAACTTCGAGACCATTCAAGGCCAAGCCGAGACGGTCAACGCCGACAACCTGAATCTCGTCAAGCAGTTGAACGCTCAGAGTGACTCGATCACTCAAGCCGCGCAGGACGCGCTCGCGGTGCAGGCGACTGCGAAGCTGGCTCTGGCCGCCGCGCAGGCGAAGCAGGCGGCGGACGCCGGGACGATTGCCAAGCTGCAGGCTCGTGCAGCAACGAACGAAGGGAGTTGCGACGATGAAATCACTATTTTGCGTTCTGGTTTGTAGCCTGCTGCTGGGGGCGTGCGGCGCTGCGCCGACGGCTCCCCCGCTGATGGACGTTAAAACCGTGCCCGTGACGAAGGAAGTTCCGGTCCCGTGCGTGCCCATGATCCCGCAACCGTCTCAGGCACTCCTGAATGACAACGACCTGCTCGCCGGGTCGGGGTCGCAGGTCGCGGATAAGTTGTGGATCGATCACAAGGTTCGTTCGGACTGGGATGCCGAACTGCTCGTCTTGGTGACGGGCTGCTCAAAACTACCGCCGCAGCCTGCCGCGCTCCAGTAGCGTCTGGCACTCGACGCACAAATGCCGCCCCATGGCACGACGCAGGGGCGGCAAACCCTCACCGCAGTCATCCTCCAGCGCAATGCCCTTCACGGGCTTAGCAGCGCGCCCGGTGCAAGTCGCCGGTCCATACTCCCAATCACCTTCTGCGAACGTCTGCGCGGCCTCGCGCGGCCTGTTATTGAGCGCCCAATCCATAGCCTCATGGTTCTGCGCAATGTCTTCCTGACTCATTCTCTTTCTGCCGTGTTGTGAGGCCCCGTGGCCTCTATCGTTATTCTGTGGTCCCGAATTATTCGGGTCTCAGGTATGCGTGTTTTAGCTCAGGGATCGATCGGGCTGTCTTGTATGCGGCACTAAGAGAAGTTGCCGGGACCGTGACGCGGGCCTCAATTTCAAGCGTGACCGCCCCGCGCGCCTCGCGCTTGGTGGCAATGATTACGAACGTCTTCATCCTTCAAATGCCCTCTTAATTTCCTTGGCATTCAGACCAGCCACAACGCATCCGGCTTCGGTCGCGTGGTAATACATCATGCCGCTCGGCGAGGTCTTGCCCTTTACTGCCAGCCCCGCGAACTCAAGGCGCTGCATGGCCTCATGGGCGGGGCCGCCGCTGGTCGCGTAATAGTTCCGGTATCCACGGTCGCGCTTCTTTACGTCTTCCGTTGCGCCGAGCATGTGCTTCAGCTTTTTCAAATCGTCTGGCTGTATCTTCATGGTTACTTGGCCTCGCGGTTGATTTGCGCGCGGATTCGGTCGATAAGCGGGGAGTTCGTGCGATTGCACAGCTTGACGAGGCAAGAGCGGCGCTTGTCATGGCGGTAGAACTGCACCGTGCCATCGGCCCATGCGCGACGTGTGTACGTTCCAGCGCCAACCTGGATATCGATTTGCTCAGTCATTACGGGGGTTTTTCTCTTCACGGCACGGCTCCTCGTTTCTGCGTGAAAAGAATAATACCCCATAAATCTGCGTCTAGGGAAGAATGCTGTACAAAAAAATGCACGCCGGGCGCGGGGCCTGCGGCGTGCATTTTCCTTCGCCCTTTTTACTGTCCCGCGAAGCTGGGTGGGTCGGCGGTATCCATCCATATTTGCCGCGCCAGCGCCTCAAGCAGGTCAGGCAGCCGCAGTTGCGTTTCGAGGTCGGCTTGCACCGAAAAGCCAGATCCTTTCTCACCGTCGATCACCAGGACGAGTGCGCCGGCCGCGCCAGCTTCCTCGCGCACGATCGTGCAGAGGCGGTCGTATTTCCCGTGGTCTATCATTTGAGGAAATGCTGCATGACGCCGGTCGCCAGAATGAGCGTGAAGCCGACCGCGTACAGCTTGTTGCTCAGGCGAGCCTCGGCAGCGTCGATATCAGCCTTGGTCGCGACGTGATCGCCGAGCGCATCGTTGAGCGCTTCGGCTATGGCATCGGCCTGTTTTGGGTCCATGGTCTCGCGCAGGCGCTTCGCGAGTTTGAGCGTGTCGATGATGGCTGCTGTCATGATGTTTTATTCAAATTTGACATAATTTAAGTTATCAACAAATTAGGGCACAATCATTCGAGCGGTCTAATTAGCGCCTTTATTCTCAATCGGTCTTCGCTCGTCGCCTCGGATTCCACCAGCGACAGCCACATGAAATACGCGCCGAACGCCCAATCGCGCTTCATGATCTTACTGCTCTGACTGATTTCCTTATCGACTTCAGCCATCGACTTGGTGATCTGCCGCTCAACCTCGGCCGTCAGTTCTTCATAGCTCCACGTTCTCAGGCCCATCGCCGCCTCTCAGTTGCTGGGTGAACGACACCACCAGGATTGCATGTAGGCGATGCCAGAGACTATCTCGAACCCCGTGAGCACGAACCCGTTCGGCCCCATCCACGATAACGCCACATCATGCAACTCTGGAAACGGCTGGCGCACGTTCATTTCTGGAATTTGAAACCGCGCAATGCTCGTGGATCGGTTGAGGTACTCGGACACCTCACTCACCACGACCATGTCGCCAGTGGCTGACTGAGCCGTTTGGACTTCCTGATGCGACAGTGCTCTGCCAAGCCGGAACCGCGGGGTCACCTTGTAAATCATCGCGCGTCTCAGTAGTTTGAGTCCAGCCACGCTTTGGCCCAATCGACCCCTCGCGTTCTGGCGGCAACCTCAGTGTCGTAATACCCGATATCCGTAAAGTTGAATATCTGCCCTGAATCCTCGTCTTCCCATGGGCCGCGCTCAACCTCTACCCACGCATGCCAAAGATGCCCTTTCCGTTCTGGCACAGAATCTATTGTCCACTCTCTATGACTTAGCTTCATGTTGCCGCTCGCTCGCGCCCAATTTCTGCGGTCTGGTATTGGGACAAATTCCGATCACCGCTATTGGGACAATTTCCGATCATTCTTATTGGGACATTTCCCGATCAAAACAGGTGCTGCTGAGCGCTGTTTCCGAACCGGAACTCAAGCCCGATAACCTTCCGGCCCGCTTTTCGGGTATCCCACTCGATTTTATAGCCGTCCTTTTCTGTCAGTTCCTTCACAGCGGGCTCAATAATCCGGCGTCGCATGTCCTTGAAGTTCTTCCGGCAGCTTTCGCTCGCGTCCATGGCGTGCGCGAACTCATCGATATCGATCCTGAGAAGCCCGGTGGACTTGAACTGAGCGATTAGCTCCAGCAGCCGCCAGGAAAACACTGAACGCAGCGCGGCGGCCTGAGACAGCTTGTATGACGTGAATTGCTCGCGCAAAAGCACCAAGTGCGGCACAACCTCATGCCAGAAAGCGATCTCGATATAGCCCTCTCCGTTCGAATACGTCGCACGGCCGACCCAGCGCATTTTTTCCTGCTTTGGGCCTTTCGGGCCGGGCTTCTCGTAGCGAATCCATCGCTCTGAAAGCGTGCTCTCTGCCGCCTTCAGTTCCTCGTAGGCAGTCGTCGGGTCAATCTGGAACGTCTCGGCGAATTCCAGCGCGGAAATTCGCGCTACGAGAGGCTTATTCATGTCCGGAACGCGCTTGCTATCAATCTTCGAAATGCAGCAGGCCACAACGCGCTTCTCTGCCAGCGACAGACCTTGTGCGGCACGAGTAAGGACGTTGCTCATATTGACATGGCGCTCTGACGCCGTAGCAGGTAATGCATCGGGAAGGGTTTCCGCGAGCGCAGAGACAATCACTTCTGGCTCAGGGACAATGACTTCTGACAGGGTCATGGGCAATGAAATGGGACAAGTTAGGTACGATGTCCCATTTGTACCTTGGAGTCTGAAAAACGTCAACGTTTTCCACGGCTTACGGCTCAATTTTGGCTGTGGATAACGACCGGAAATTGTCCCAATAGAAAATTTGCGAGCCCGGAATTTGTCCCCCTATGACCGGGTTTTGTACACCAATGACCGGAACTTGTCCCAATAGCACCCCGCAAAGCCTTACCCAGTAAGGCTTCCAGCCTTTTAAAAACGGTTTAAAAACGTCTTAAAAAACGCACGCGGAGAGCTGTGGACAACCGTCGGTTAGCACGGTCTCCCGCGCGTGGGCGTCGAGACTCATCCTGTCATCAACCGTTTTGAAAGGCGGCTTGCAAGGGGGGCGGTCATTCGTGGCCGTGCTTCTTTTTCAGCCTTGCCAGTTCGGCACGCGCCCCGGCTTGGACGATTTCGGTTATCGGGATGCCGGAAAGCTTCGAAAAATCGCTTATTTCCCAAAACAGAGCTTCGTCCATTCGGAGGTTGACTGGGCGAGTCGCCGGTTTTCGGGGGAATTTGGGAAATCCGGGGCTCACAGCAGCCTCGCGGCCCTCCCCTGCACCGCTGGCCTCAACTGGCTCGTTCGAGGCCGCTGGGGGCGATTCTGCGGCGAGCACAAAGTCCATTGGGTTCCGGAAACCGCCCTTCTTGTCTGCGGCGCTCATTCTGCGACCTCCTCTTCCTCGTCGGCTAATACCGGGTTTTCAATGATGCGGCTAAGCGCGACCATTTCATCAATAGCCTTGGGGTCTGGCGAACTGAATTCGGTCACCGCGCGCCCTTCGCTCGCGACCATGCGAAAAGCCTTCCGCTCACTGAGAAACGTCTTCAAAAGGCGGTATTGCTTGAGCCCTGAGAGGGACTCGCGCATATCGGCGGCCTCGCTCGAATGCGCGTTTGTCGGCACGCGATTCATGATCGCGACGGCCTTGAGATCGTGGTTGAATCCGCGCGCCTGCTCCACGAGCCTGTCCATTTTTGCGAATGTGTAAATATCAAACTGGCTCGTCTGCGCCGGCGTGACGATAATCCCGGCCACCAGCATCGCGCTCCGAACCTCTGGTGAGTCGGCTCCGCGCGTGTCGATGATGATGTCATCGTACTTCGGGATAAGCGCCCTCACCTGCGAGTCAAGCCTCTCGCCAAAGATGGAGACGCACGTGATGGCGGGCTTAACCTCCTCTGCGGCACGGATGTTCACCCATAACGTCGCGGACGCTTGCGTGTCCGCGTCTACCAGCAGCACGTCGCGCCCCTTGCCGGCCAGCATTGCAGCGTAGCTGACCGCCAAGGTGCTTTTCCCACTGCCGCCCTTCTCCCCGCCAAACAGGACAACACTCATGTTTTTCTCCTCTGTTTAGGAGTTTGCATGCTAGTGTATTTTTGCTTGGCAAGCAAATATGACTCGGCAGCGTCCGTAAAGCTTTACAGCTTTCTTTACAGACAGGCAGTAGGAACAGGGGCTATAAGGCCCTTCAGCATCAGACGCCCGCGTGATTCATGCATGCCTGCGGTGAACCGGTCTTCGACGTAATCAAGCGTCATGCCTGCGGGGCGAGGGTGCTGACGATCGTACACGCAATGACACCAGAAACACGCGTATGCGCCCCATTCGTCATCCGCCTTCATGCCGCCGCCCTTGCCGTGCTCGCCGCGGTTCGAGTGCGCCCACACGACGTTCCCGTCTTCTACCTTGCACACGCCCGCCAGGCGCAGCGTGCAGGTCTCGTGCCGCGCGCTCTGGCGGATCGGCGTGGCCTTCGGGCGGCTCGTCTTCAGCGTGGAGCGGGGCTTCGGCTTTACCTTGGGCTCGCCGGCGGCCTTGGTGACCGCCGTCTTAGACATGGGACTCTTACGCTTGAAGCTGCTGCGCGCAAGTCCCTTGCCGGGGCGCTTGAAAGTGCTGTTAAACGGCACGGCGCCCCCCGATCCAATTCCACATGCGGCGCACGCAGTAGCCGCGTCCGATGGAAATAAGCGTATAGATGACCGTGATTTCGACGTTCTGAGCGCCGCTGACATGAAAGCCGAAGCGCGGGAACACGATGGCGTTCGCGACTGCGGATACAGCCAGCCCAATTACCGTATTGGTGAGCGTTTCCAGGAGCGACCCGCGCTTCGACTGGCTCATTCTGCGACGCCTGTCAGGTCTGAGTCGGTGAGTTCCGGTGCCAGCTTGGCGTCGCGCAGTTCGCTGGCAATCTGAACTTCGACGGCCTCTTGCGTGAACTGGCGCGGCGTGATCGTCAGGGTGCAATACTTCATCCATTCGACCGTCTTCAGCGCGGCGTCCACGTCATGCTTATGGATCGGCTCGCCGCGCTCCAGCAGGTTCGCGACGTGCGTGAGCCCAGCGTTACGGTTCGCCCAGCCGTGGACGTGGCCGAGCTTCGCGTACGTCTCGATGACGCTGCGCAGGCACGCGACGGCGGGGTAGTAGTGGCCGTCTTCCTCGTTGATCCACATGAGCGGCGTGCCGTCCTCTGTACTGGCGACCTCGCCATCTACGAAGCTGTGTAGCGCCTTCACGACGGGTTCGAACACCTTAACGATCTTGCCGACATGGCGCGGGTCGGCGAATGGCACGTCCTGTAGGGCTTCAGCTTCCTCGCGCGCCTTGCGCTGTGCGTCGATGTTCGCCTGCATTTGCTTGCGGACGCTCTCCAGGCGCTTCGCTTCGGCCTTCTGGTACACCTTCGAACGGCGCTGCTTCTCCAGCTTCCGGCGATCTTTGCGGTTGAGCGGGACAAGGCCCTTCACTTGGCTTTTCGGTGCCGCGCCG